TGTCTAAAAGTTTCAAAATGTTCTGCTACCTCTAATTTGGAATTTAGCCAGTCTGGTGTTTTGTGTCTATTTTTAGATTGTAAAAATTTATGATAATCTCCACCTTCGAACTCTTTTATTGTTTGTTCCATGTAATACAATGCATTAGGATTATAATCATAAAACACAACTTCAGTGGCTTCGTCATACCCATGCTTATCCAAATATTTTAACCAATTGAATCCACTAGCAGGTGTAATCAATTGTTTAATAGTTCCTGTGCTTACTGACTGCAATTCTTCTGTGTTAATTGGATAAAACAATCTATTAGCACTCTGATTGTATTTTTTAAATATTTGTTTGCTGTTTTCATTAAAATCAGTTTCGTGTACTGCATAATAACATTTTTTGCTCATTCTCAAATTTTCATCAAACACTACAATTTTTTCTCTATTATCCAACGCGGCTCTTATTATATTCCATCCATGCCATTTGTGTTTGTATGTTTTGCTTTCATTACCAGGCTTAATCCATAAAGGTGTGTAATCATCATGGAAATTTTCATCGCTTCTTATAGGTTCTGTAGAAAAATGTTCTGAGTTTCTTTTTAGTTCACCTATCTCAGGCATTTCTAGTTCTTTATGTTTCTTTAAATTGATAACATAACATTGTTCATGAAGCTCGTAGTATCCTTCTTTTCTATCTAAAATGTGTCCTGCAATATAAAAATCTTGTTCAATTAGTTTGTGTAAATGTTTAAAAAACGATTCTCCTTGAAACTCTGTGTCAGGAGTAAACACCACAGCATAATCATATTGATCAATCAGTTTGCTTATTGTTACATCTTCTGATATAGACACCATAACGTCATATCCCATTGTGTTTAAATTTCCTATTTGATATTCCGCAATATTTTGAACTAATTCTTTTGCTGAATTATTTTTAATTGCATGAAAATTACTTTCAAGAATAAAAACTATATTGTGTTTTTTATGCTGTGCATCATATTGAAATGCCATATTTTTTAATACTCCTATCCAATAATTCGTTAAATTGTTTTCTTTTATTGCCAATGTGTGCTTGAGCAATCATGTGAACTCTTTCAGCATTGGCGTTGTTTACTACTTGATGATCTTTTAGTATGTTAATTAAAAATACTTTACCATGTTTCCAAGGCACTATTCCATGATCTTTAACTTCCATGTAACACAGTGCTGGGTGCATCACAGCAACATTTATAGGTATTAAGTATTCACAAAGATCATCTGGTAACGGATGTCCTGGATCATCATTGTGCCAATCTATTTTTCCTGCAGGATTTAATTTCATAAAACGTATTCTACTGTATCTTTCTGCTGGAAAGTCTTCCCAAAACTTTTTTGCTAATGGAGTATCTACTTGAAGACTGGTCCAATCATACGGAGCATTTAGTTCATCTTCATATCCATATTCTTTTGCAACTCTTGTTTTGTCTACATCTAATCCATGCAAACAACAACTTTCCCAACCTTTATGAGTTTCATCTTCTCTATGCTCCACGTAATGAGCATTTACATTATTAAATTCTTTTGTATCTAAATAATCCATAAAATTTATATCCAGTTCTAGCCAAGGCAGACTGCCGTCTTTAAATTTGTTAAAAACTTTGGTTGCTGTATCCATATTATTTCTTATGTCCTATAATCATAAATCTGTTATACTTCTCTGTAGATAATGAAGCACTTGATTCAACAACAAGTCCACAGTCTTTTTCAAATTCTTTCAGTGACTGTTTGCAGTTCACGTGTTCTTCACAGTCAAAGAAATCATTACTTTGTAAAACAATTCTTTTATTGCTTGGTAATTTGGCTAGCCATTCGTTGTATTGTGTTGGAGTCATATGTTCGCACACAGTATTAATAATTAGATTATGTTTGTCATAATTGTTATATAACACCATATCCGATGTGATTGACTGAAACCTTCCTTGTATTTCATAATCTTTGTTCATTATGTTTGCCACTGATTCACATTTACTGTCTATGTCCATACTAGTAACCCGAGTAATATCTAACTCACTGTTAAACAATAATGTTGCTAAAACACCATTCCATCCGCCACACAATAAAATATTGTAAGGAAGATTTTGTTGATATTTTTCCAAGTAATTGATCAACCAAACTTTACTATTGATTTGTCCTTTCCAGAAACTTTCTAATGTACGATGCTTATCATCAGACTGTCTGATTGCGTCCATCCAAAACATCACATCTGTAATATTAATCTTCAAATTGAGCTCCTAGTTTATCAAAAGAACCACACTGTTTACCACACTCTTGCAATGGCGTATGACCCCAAGTTTTTTCAATCTTATCAAAGTATCCATTGTTAAATATTTCTTTTAGACTATGTTTATTTAAATTAGGAAATTCTCCAATTCTGTCCATGTAATCTATTCTACTTGCCTGATAAGGCGGAATCCATTCCATATCTAACCAACAGCAAGGAGATATATTACCACAAGCACTCACATACAACTGACGATTTTTTACTGCTTTACATATAATAGTTGGCGTAGTTTCATTTTGTGATTCTTTTACTAAAGGTATCATCTCTGCACTTTTTTGTGTGGGTTCTAATTTGTGTAAAGGATTACCTTTCTCATCTATTACTTGCAAAGCACCTTGATGAAATCTTGATGTATGTTTAGTAGTAAATGTTTTAAATCCTAAATTTTGAGACATCTCCCTTGCCTCTTCTACTTGATGTTCATTGTGTTTGAACACCAGCATATGCCATTTAGCAAATCCACCTTCTTCGATAAATGCGTTAGCATTGCCTATAATTTTGTCAAAATCTGTAGATATTCTATAAAGATGATTAGTATCCTTTAAGCCATCTAATCCAAAAGTAACTTTTACATTTACTTTTGCTAACTTTCTCCACCATTCTTTATTTTTAGCACTTCCGTTTGTGTGCATGGCAAGTCCTATTCTAGGATTGACTGCTCGTAGGTGTTGGTATATTTCTAATGTGTCTTTGCTGACAATTGGGTCTCCTAAATTTCCGCACATAAACAAACTGTCTAATTGTTTAATAAAATCTTCAGGAAACCATTTTTTAAATATTTCTAATGTAATATCATCTAAATGTATAAAAGGATTTAATGGACCGCCATTTATTCTTCTAGGACACATAGGACATTTGGCTTGACATCTACTAGTGATTTCTAAATGAATATCTCTTATATCTTCCAGTTTATACATTTATTGTTTCCTTCTGTCTTGATTTAGGGATTTTACTATCAGCAGAACTGACGCAAGTTGGTGTTATACATTTACTAGGATTTTTAAATAATTCAAATCCTTCATCGATTGTTCCTAACGGTTCATCGTGACAACTGTATGCTCTTTTAATTTCACCTCCCGGCTCTCTTACAATACAACTTTGATACCCTGCATTACAATTCCAACCTTGAAACTTATTGAATCCAAAAGCATTAAATCTTTCTGCTTGATCTAATTCGTAAAAATTATCTTTGTTATCCATAAGGCTTATTTGACCAATTGCTGATCCATCATTTTTCTTTAATGGAAATCCTGTTTTCATTAATTCTATTTGCTCGTCACTGTAACCTGATACAATTTCACTTGCTGATTCATTGCTTTGTGGTTTTAATGTGACGTTTATTCCTCTATCGTTAAATCTTTTACATCTATCATATAGTTCATTAAACAGTTCTGGAACCATTACTTGATTAATTGTAACATAAACTCCTGCATCTGTTAACATTAAAAGTTTATCTCCAAAAGTTTGTTCATCTGCAAATTCGTGATGGTAACTTGCAGTTATGCTTCTACGCATTAAGGACTCTGTGGCTTTAAGCCAAGTTTTCCACCATTTCATTCCTGGTGAACAATTTGTTGTCATGTGAATACTTTGATATTTACTTTTTTCATCTGAGGCATAATGACCAATCAAGGGCAAGAATCTTTTGTATGCTGTTGGTTCTCCACCACTAAAACTAAAATGAAACTTATCAAACCCATTACTTCGTGCTTGAGATTTAATTTCATCCATTGTTTTTTTATAAACTTCTAATGGTCTGTGGTCTACTTTTTTAGAATGGGCATAGGGCCAACAATATGAACAATCATAGTTACAGAATCTGCTTAATATCCAACTCACATTGAATAAATTTTTCCATATCATTGTCCGTTGTCCAAACTGGATGATATCATGAAAAGGTATTTTAGTAGTAGGTACTGACACTGCAGGTCTCCTCAAAATGTTTTTTAAGCCAATCAAAATCATTAATGTAATTCAGTTTGTCTTTGTTTTCTGTGCCGAATTTTTTACCTGACTTTGCTCCTTCAATTGCAAAGTCTCCGTAAGGTCTATCTGCACCTTTGCTACACCATACATCTAATCGATGTTCTGTTTCATTGTCTTGTTGTCTATCAATTATTTTAGAACTTAATTTTACACACTCTCTAAAAGCACTTTTCCACGCACTGAAAGGATCTGAATTAAATGCTGTGATGTTTGATACTTGCTTAATTGCTTTAAAGTTTTTAGAAATACTTGTAGTCATATCAGTTGTGGTTGTATTCATATCTAAAGTTAATTGCTTTGGTAATAATTTTACTCCGCCATATCCATATTGTAAATCATTTATAGGATTGCGACTTTGCCACACATGGACTGTTTCTAAATTGTATTGGTCCACGCTGTAATCGAAATTAAAGTCATCTACTATTTGAGCATCTGCATCAACTACCCAAAACATTTTTGTCATGGATACTTCTGCCGCTTCTATATGTGCTTTGTGAATTCCTTTCACTCCTTTTACTCGTTGAGCAATAGGAAAACGTTCACACAACGTTTTATAATTGTGATCTGCTAAATCTTCATTGTAACTTATAAACACAATGTCATACATTATCTTGTTTTCCTCATTATTCTTGGAGTATTAAGATACACTTTCTTAAAAAACTTACTCTGTGCTTCACTTAATGGAGTTATGGGTAAGTCAATCTCGTGTTCAGCATTGATCTTTTTACCTAGTTCAATACTGTCTTCATAAAAGTCAACTTTAACGTCATCATGAAGTTCAAACTTCCAATACTTTTCAAAGAATCTATATTCGTTTGCTTGACCGATGTCCCAATCTGTACACATTGTAAGATAACATCCTGTTCTTGCTCCATGAATAGCATGAATGCCGTAAGGATTATCCATACCCACTGTCATCCATACAAGTAATCGTTGATAGTTTTGCCACCATAAGTCTTTTGGTGCTTGTCGAACATTTTTATCCAAACTCATTTTAACACCTTCTCTAAATCCTGCTCTCCAAGCCTGGTATGCAGATCCATCTATGTGACTGATTGAATGATTATCGTTGAATTGATAGTAATTTGGAAAATGACAAAACTCTATTACATTTTTATTTTCACTATCTGCTTCGCCATCGTGATTTTCATGCGTCCGCATATTTTTTACAAAATCTTGTGTCCAACATTTTAGACTGCCATTGCCGTATTTTAATCCGTTAAGTTCTATATGCCCACACCAACTAAATTGATAAGTGTTGTCTAGTTTCAACTCATCCAAATCAACAGTTGCATCTAAAAAACTGTCATGCACTTGCGTATCAGCATCAACTGTGATAAATCTGTCTGATGTAGATATTTCTGCCGCTTTTTTATGTGCAGTATCAAATCCTTTTACACCGTGTACACGTTTTGCCCAAGGAATTTTTCTTTTTAAATCAGCAAAGTTTTTTTCAGCATTTGGCTCGTCAACACTTAAGAACACAAAATCCATATCAGATACTTTTAAAATCATTGTGTTACCTCATATGAGTAATTGTAAACTTTTCTACAAAACAATCTTGGTATTTGATTAGAGTTGTGATCAATTTGAACATTACCAACAGCACACAATTGTGTCATGTCTACTTCAAATGAATATTCAGGCACACTGGTATTGTTTTTTGGAGTTGTAAAAAATTTAAATATAAAATTGTCTTGTGTAACTGTGTTCTGTATTACATTCTTTAATTCATCATCTATACTGATATTCCATTTTTTATTTTTCATATCTAATACAAATCTAACACACGAATCAGTATCATTTTTTCCTATTTCATAAATTACTTTGTTGATGTGATCATCTGTTTTTACATCATTTTGTAATTTATTATTTTCAACAAACAATGATTCAACAACATATTCGGTATTTTTAAATACTACTCTGTAATCCGTTAATTCTTTTGTTCCATTGTGTATTCCATCTGCCAGTTCTTTTGTAATTTCTACACTGTGTCCTTGATGTTGTACACTGCAACCAAACACGTCTCCCGTTTCAATATCAAAATGAAAATAATATTTTACTTTAGGACGTATTACGTCAAATTCCAATGGCGGTCTTATATACATTTCAGTTGCTCCAGCATATTATCTGTTAAAAAATTATCTTCCACGTAGTGAAACAAACCTTTTTGCTTAATATTACCTACAAATAATTCGCTTTGTGAATTGAGATTGTAATCTATTTGCTCAGTCCATAAATTTAATTCACTTTTATAGTTTTGTATTCGAGGTTTCATGTGTGTAAATGTTAAATTAGAGTGCTTACTAAAAACTTTGTGTTGTATTCCTAATAATTTGATTGCTATTGCTGTGGCAACATCCATACTGCACCAAGATTGTGTTCTATTTTTTGTAAAACGTTTGCTGTATTGTTCATAGTTAACTACTATATCTGTTAATAAATCAAAAAACACCTTATTGTTTTTACATTTTTTAAAGTAGTGAAATCCACAATACACATTGGGCAACGAATTTTCTACAAATACTTTTCTATAATAATCATCTGAAACCCATTCATTTCTATATGTTTTTACTTTGTCTGTGTAATACAATTCATATTTGCTCAATTGATCCCACCAATGTTCTATATTTTCTAACAATAACATATCTACATCTAGCACAATGGATTGTTCAAATGGACTATTTCTATAAATTTTGCATCTGTTGTTGACTTTCCATTCACTGTCAACTGCTAGATCTAATCCTGGTATATCTTGAATATGATCAAAATGTTTTTTATAGTTTTCAGGAACATCAATGTCTGTCATTAAACATATTTGATCATCGGGCATAAACTTTTTAATACTCAGACTACAAGCCACTGCTTGTTTTAAATAATCAGAAGTATTGTTCTTCTGCACAAATAATATAAAACCTCTATTCATATTGATCTATAATCTTATTCAATCCTATTTTGTTCATTATGTGTATGTTCATGTCTTTGATTTGACACTTTGCTCCTCGTTCGAAAGTAAAATTCCATTTACTGTCTACATACGAATCTACACTGTCTTTATCTGTGGTGTAAAACAGTTTGCTAGGCAATTGCTTGGGCCAATTAGTTTTAGCAAAATCATTAATCATATGAATTGCTATGGCAAATGCAAAATCATTTCTATAAATTGAGTTTTCAATTTGATATTTGAACCTGTAGAATTCCCATTCATTTTTTATGTGATTGATTAATTCAAATAAAATTTTAGTTCTTTCAGTTTTTTTAAAATAAAACACTGTGGCCCAACACATTTCAATACCTGTATCACTCACGTATTTCATTTCTTCTGTGTATTTGGATTCAAAGTCTATGTGTTGTGCTTTGTAGTTGATTAGAAAATCTTCTTTGCTTTTAAACACTTTGTTAAGATTGCTATTTGCCACAATGTAATCTGTATCCATCACAATGGTTTCATCGTATGGAGTTAAAGAATATGCATCTGGTCTAGAAGT